TGCTGTGCCCACCGCCGTGGCACCACCGCCACCACCGCTCCCGACGATTCCCGCACCGCCCCCGTAGCCTTCGACTGGTGAGTACGAACCGGAGTTACCTGCTGCCGCAGTATTCCCTACGGATGTACTGTAGTAGTTATTTCCACCACCGGAACCGCCAGTTTCAGCTGCATGGATTACTGTGCCTACTACGCCGGCGCCATGGCCGCCGCCCGACGAGGAAAACCCTAATGCAGACGAGTTCGATCCCGTTGTTAGACCACCACCGCCAGCGCCAATCGTTATGGTATATTCTGTCCCTGGGTCTACGCTGGTGCCCGTGAGATTCCTAAAACCTCCCGCGCCGCCGCCCGCGCCATAGGGCCCGCTACCTCCGCCGCCGCCGCCAGCCACCACCATATGTTCTACGTCATATGGAACACTGGGGGCAGTCCCCGCTGCCCCCATGAACCCGGCTCTTGCTGCGCCTAACATTAGGCCATCGCCAATCCGCCGGGGAACCCATACCAGATGGTGCCGCCGTCGATTGTTATGAACGAGATAACGTCTATGCCCGATGTCGTTAGGGTGGGAGCGGTGCCCCCGGCCCAATCTACGGCTGCGGGCCAGTTAACGGTCTGACTGCCGCCGTTGGTGATGATCAGCGTCAGGCTGCATGTCGTGCCGCTGGCTGATGGGTTGGAGAATGTGAACGTATTCGCTGAGGTGTCCACGGTGACGCTGGCGACGTTCCCAAGCGTCAAATCAAAATCCTGAGTGCCGCCACCAGTGGACCCAATGGCGTTAACCGTTTCCGCGTAATCTTTGAGCGTGGCTTGGGTCACCTCGTTATTGGCGAAATCCGCGCCGCCAGCTGTGATCGCTCCAGTACCGTCAACACTGAACACCGTGGTTGGACCACCGGCATCACCATCGCTGTCTACAACTCCGCGAAACAGATCAAACGTAGCTGCTGCGCCCAGCGTGTTTGACGCCTGAATGCCGGTGCCGGTGAATGATCCTATCGCGGCCTCAACATCCAGTATCGGCTCCGTCGTTCCACTGGTGCGCCTGACGGCCAACTGGGGGGAACTGCTAATGCCGCCAGCTCCGACACGAGAACTGCCGGTGAAAGTACCCACCGCACCTGAGATGGCACCAGTGGTCGTAATTGCGTTGGCCTGGAAGTCCCAGGTACTGGCTGAGTCGTCGTAGTGCCCTTGGAGTGTAGCCGATCCGTAGACCATGAAGTCGTCGGCCAATGTGGCATGAGTGTCGCCGTGCAGCCTGATGGAAGAGCCGAGAGCGGTGCTGGCACCACCAGATAGGTAGGTGACGCCGTCTGTGTCACCACCGAGAATCTCGGGGTTGGCGGCAGTCAGCGTGATGTCAGCCAAGGATGCGAGGCCAGTGGCCGTGATCGCAGCAACACCAGTAATATTATTAGAATCGTCGAGTATAACGGCAGAGTTTTGTAACGCGCCGCCGGTGCCGTTAAACCTCGCAACGGCGTTATCAGTGCTGCTAGCCGCCGCCAAGGTGTTTGCTATCGTGATCGAGCTTGCGCCGTTGGTAACGCTAATTCCTGTTCCAGCGGTAATAGTCGCTTTCTCGAGAGTGTTCCCTGTGGTGTTGCCAACAAGGATCTGGCCATTGGTGTAACTGCCCTGACCCGTTCCCCCATCAGCGACAGCTAAGTCAGTGATCCCAGAAACAGTGCCACCAGTAATGGCCACGCTAGAAATATTGACTACACCGGAAGCATCCGAATAAACAGATTTTGCTGCGGGGTAGGTACAGAAAACATCTTTAGTCCCCGCAGCAAAACTTGTAGCAGAGCCCGAGTTTGAACTGGCCAGGACAGTGGTACGGGCCAGCGTTGTCCCAGAAGAAGTATAAGTTCCAATGCCTACTTCCCATTCGTTCGCATCTCTGTGAACTACGGAGTAATAGGTCGTATTAGCATTTCCAACTTCAGAAAACGCATCAAACCCAGAAACAGCACCCGCTAGTGTGAGCGTACCAATACCCGTTGTCGTTGTCGTTTCACGAATACGATCTTTTACAACAAGAGCCATCTGCCCCTCCTTATGCGATACGGATAATCGCCGCGCCAGCAGTCGCTACTGGAAACTGAACAGTGAAATCCCCAGAAGAAGCAGATTTGTCCGCACCAAAATCTAGGATGCAAACAGACGGATCTCCGGTAGCTGTATCATTAAAGATCATCGCCCCTCGAGCTGTGATCGTAACGGTACTGAAAGTTAAGTCCGCAAAATCAGCAAAACTTGTCGTTCCGCTGCTCGTAGGGGTTACATTCGTCAAAGCAGCCCCTTTAGCTGTGTACCCAGTTCCGGAGATTTCATCTGTGGTGGTGTACGCTGTCGTAGCAGCCCCCAAGCTCGCTGAACTCGTATACAAAGCGAGGTTGAAGGTATTGCCAGTGCTGTTAGTAAAGTTGTGCGTCGCCGTCATCAACTCTTCTTTGAACGAAGTGCACATCGCTTGTGTAATAGCCATTAGAGTCTCCTTAAAAGATCCGCTAGATCGTTGTGCCCCTGCGCCTTCAACAGGTTGAAAAGAGTTGTTCTGTCTGAAGCAACTGCTTGTTTCATGTAGTACACTAAAACATTGCGTAACACATCACAATATGCTCTAGCTTGCTGCTGGATTTCAGGAGGAGCATTGTCAGAAATCTGGATTATTTTCGCTAAACAGCGGTCTGCCACCTCTTCAGGGGTGTGTCCTCTGTTAGAAGTCGATGAAACCGAAACAGAGGCAACAGAGGAAGAAACTTCCACCGAAAACATCAGGTTTTACCTCGCTGCATAACAAGGCCCATCCTGTAAGCATCCGTAACTTCGTCCCATTCACCAAGGGTTTTCAGCCTCCCCAACGCCTCCACATATCGTTGTTGGTAGTTCGTAAGCAAATCCTGCTCGCCTTTCATAAAGGTGTACGCCTCGTATAAGGAGCCATAGAGAAGAGCCAAAGGAGCATTTATGCTCAACCATGTTGTTCCGCTTCCTGCCCCAGCCGTAAGTGAGTCTGGCCGAAAATAATAGTGAAGTTCGGTCACATAATTGGAGTCAGGCGTTGGGGCCACGATAATGTTCGTATTGTTAAACTGAGAGTAGTATTTAGGCGTTCCAGCAGCATCAGCAGGATTTACCGACTGAATGTAGGTGACGTCTTTACGAAGCAAAAACTGCTTTGTAGAACCATTGGTGATAGAAAGAGAATACGCTGATAGATAATCAAGGGGAAAAGCCAGAAACTCTGAACTTATAGTGAAAGTCCCTTGAACATTTTTTCTAAAGATAGACAACTGGGCCTCTGTAAAAATACGCTGCTCCGCATTTTTGATAAAATTCGTAAGCTGACTTACGAAAGTCGCCTCTGTGTTCTCTGTGTAGTCTTGAATAGCAGTCTTCATCTGGTCAAGTGTATAGCTCATGCCACTACCACCACGGTTCCAAGAGAGGTTATCCCTGTTAATCCTGCTGCAGAGCTAGAGGGAGGAAAGATTTTCCCATCCCCCACCGGTACCGTTAAAGGTTCAATCCTATCAACCCTCGGATCTCTAAGGGCTTGGGGGTCGGGAGGAGGAGTATGTGGCTGCAACTGCGGCGCTTTAGGCTCATAACACTCTGAACAGACTTTAAAACCCGTCCATTCTTTTCTCAAAGACAGGTAATCGTACTGCTGTCCACATCTATCGCAGATACCTTTAGAGCGTTTCCCAGTGGCGTAAAGTCCACTCATAAGCCTATGTATCCGTAGAAGTCTTTAGCTGGTGTTAAATTCAAACTAGCCCTGTCGCGATCTTCAGATGCGGCTCGTTCAAACTCTTCCTCATAAACCGCTTTTAGTACAGGGGTCAACTGAGGGTTTCTTTTCATAGAAAGATAATAGGCTAGTCCAGCCGTAAGGCAAGGGTAGAACCGAAACGGAACCTGCGGCCCGTTTATGTACGTATCTGCATCATCCATACGAACGAGTCGGTCATAAACGAATTCGTAATCATTCGAATTTGGAGTGCTGAAAAACCGAATAGAAGGCTGTATCTGACGATCTACATAAAACTGCGTGGGCTGCGCGGTACTCAGCTTGCTGGTAAGGTTTAGATATTGATCACGGCTAATTCGATTCACAGTTACGTCTGACTGATTGGAAGTCCCTGAGTTTTGGCGCAGCACACCAGACAGAACATCTATCGTGGACTCTACATCTTCGAAACTCAACGCTGCAGAAAGCGTGGTCGTTGCTCCACTGGTGCCTCCTGTTAGAGTCTCCCCTGATGAGAAAGTTCCTGTAGGAAGGGTCAAAGCGAGCTGGGTAGCCGAAGGTTTTGAAGTGATGCTAGCAGTAGCCCCGCTGACACTTCCAGTGATGAGCTCTGCAACAGAAAAGCTAGTGCTGGCCGCGACCGTAGCCACCAAAGTTCCAACAGGATAATTGGTTATTCCAGTAGCCAACGAAAGAGTCTTTTGCTCTATCGTCCACCTATTCAAGCCCCTGTTTGCCCAATCAGCAAACAAAAGATTCAAAGATCGTTTAGCAGAGTCTAAGTCGTATCCCGTACGAGGAACAACACCCAACCGCTCATAGGCTTCTTCTATGTAGTCAGATATTTCCAACGAAAAATCTTTAGAATTAGAAAAAGCCATGTTGTTCACCAAGCCTTACAAGACCAGTACCGAGCAGAAAACTTATCTTTAGCAGATTCGCACTTATGTCGCGCTCTGAAACTTTTTCTTCTAGCGGGCTGGTCTTTTTTGATGCTCATGTTAGGGTCTCCGAAACGAACCAGCTTAACTTCGTCACCCTTTTTAGCTAGAACAGCCGATTTCTTTTTCGCACTGGGCGTTCTTTTAGGCTTGTTAAAACCGCCAAAAGTCTCGCCCCGATATTTTAATCGACCGCTCTTTAACCGTTCTACATTTTTAGTGCTGGCCATCCTAGCGGTATTTAACGGCCATTCGGGTTTGTCCACCCTTGCCGCCCTTTTTATTTCCCGCGTAACGAACGGCACCACCACCCATCATCTTTTTAGGTTTCTTTTTACCGCCTGAAATTTTTGGTGCTGCTCTGGGCATTTTACGTCCTCTTCATTTTCTTAAATGTTTGCGCCAAACGAGCCCGTTGTCCCAACTTACCCGGTTTTGTTGCAGCAGCAGCGAGTGCTTTCGCTGGAATCTTTTGGTTTTTCTTTACACCCAAAGATTTTCGCAACGCTCCAGGCTTTTTAATCGCTTTGCTGATCCAATTCCTAGCCATACACTTTCCGCAGGTACAGCACGACTGTGTACGTGTCTGCGGTAGTATGCCCTACCGTAGTGAACAACAGATCTCCTGTCTTGCCACTACCAGAATTGTTAGGGAAACCGCCAAAATCAGTGTAGTCGTGATGACCGCTTTGATTTTCACCCAGCTCTATACAGAACAAGTTGGTTGTGGCATCCCAAAGCAGTTGAACCTTCATGCCAATGCACTGCCACCAGATCTTTTCTATGACAACACCTGTGCAAGCCGTTCCGTTAGGGAGAGCAGTCAAAGCAGAAACATCTACTTTCACCACCGCTGCTTCGCCCGTGCCGTCTGAAACGTTAGTGAGTTTCAAGACAACAGTTTTTTGACCATCAATTATTGTTTGAGAGGCTACTGTATCGGCCACTGCCTACTCCTTTATTTCACCGCGCAAGACCATCGCCTTACGGGCTGCACTTCCCACGGGGGGAAGGACAGTTGCCGTTTTACGGGTCTTTTTAGCTACAGGGATTTTTTCGACCCAAGCCTCGTTCTCAGAAGTGCTCGGATCATCCGCAACAAAATGTCCTGATTTAGTCCTCGCCCGAGTTCGCTCTACCATGAGTCATCTCTATCGCGTCTGAGAAGCGAAGAGATAATCAAAAGTGGCAGATTTTGTCCCCGAAGTAGAACCAGAAAGCTCCATGGCACCAATCGTTAGATTTTCATCATCCGGAAGGTTTGCCGTATGTGTAGCAACCTTATTCCTGTTGATGAAAAACTCCACGGAACCCGTTCCCTTCACATGAAACCCTAGGGTCACATCTGTTCCGGACGCGATATCAATGCCCGAGTCGGTGGTCGTTGCCGAGCCACTTTTTTCTGTCACGCAGTCGATGTTTGAATCACCATCATCAACTTGGAATACGATACGATCAGCAGCGGTCAGCATTGCTTCAGGGTTCGTAGCAAAATTCACCGTAAGACCAACGCAAAAATCCATCGCGCTGCCTTCCGCATCAGTCACTTGACATTTAGTTTCAAACCAAATGTCCCTAGAAGCACTTAGAGCAAAAATCTCGTTACCTTGAACACTCGCGCCATCGTTATCCGTAGTAGCGGCACTGGTAAGAACCAACGTCCCACTCTCTGCATCTGCGCCCAAGGCAGCAGTAGCACTGGTGTCTTTCACCACAGTCCAGTCATTCGTTGTATCCAACGTAATGCCAGTGAAATCATCCATGAGAACAACGTAGTCAGGGTTCACACCAACGGGAAGGTCAGCAAACCATTTTTTGGAACCATTGACACCCGCGTATAGAACCGGGCCAGTGAAATGAACAGCCATGTGAAAACTCCTGTCGTGGCTAGTGTCAGCGAAAGTGCTGTCAGGGTGGCCATATGATAAGCAAAAAAGAAGGGAGGCACAAGCCTCCCTTCTCGCTAGGCAAAAGCCTAGAACTAGGCACCCGGTGAACCGAACACACAACGAGGGTCGGAAACACCGAAGCTGTAACGTTCACGCGCTTTGTAGCGAACATTACCAGTGTCGAAATCGCCTTCCATAGACGTTTTCACTGGTGAGCGCTCAAAGTGCTTGAATCCGTTAGGAGCATCAGTCTTGATGAAAAACGCATCCGTATCGGTCAAATAGTGGTTGACCGTATAGCCATCCGCCAACATACCCATGTTGCGAATCGCATTGGTGTCGTTATCCGCAGTACCTGGACGAAGGGTGCTCGCCATCAACCTCTCGGCAACAAACTGGAGTGCCGGGGGGATAATAAGCTTACGCCCCTGAACAGCCACCAACAGACCGCGCTCATCAATGAACGCGGCAATGTCAATGAGAGACTGCTCAAGAGAAGTTTCGTTAAGGTCTGCTGAGGTAGTGAGCTCGTTACGGAAATTACCACCACCAACGGTGGGGTGATCCGTAGCACAAAGCTCCTTACCATCACCAAAGGTGAAGGTGCTATCAAAGGCATTATTAAGGATATTCGCGCCTTTGACTTCCTTAGTGTTGGACATTGAACGAGCTAGAGCCCTGGTGTAACGAGTGCTAAGACGGTCGTAAAGGTTGTCCTCAACGGCCTCCTCAGTAATCGCAAACGCAAGAGCAATAGTTTCGTGCGTATACCGCGCCGTATAAGCTTCGTTTGCAGTGTCAAACGAGACCGCTGCTCCCTCAGACTTAACTGGTGCTTGCCCAAAACCACTAAGCATAACCTCTTCTTCAAACGCACGGTCAGAGCTTTCAGTTTCGAAAACATCCGACCACTCATCTGAGTAGCGGTCATACTCCATTCCAAAAAGAGCATTGAGACCCGGCTCAAGCTCTTTCATCAATTGTGAACGACTAATTGGCATCGTTTATCTCCCTAGATACCAGCACCCGTACCGTTCGCATTATAACGGTAAAAGTGGTTGTTGAGGAGGACGATGGCCAACATGCCCGCAGCCGTCTGGTCGGAGTTCGACGGGCTATCACTGAAACCAACAACACGGAGATTCAACGTGTTGGTAGTAGCCAGTGTAGACACGGCCAATTCCGCCGAAGAAATACCAGTCGTGGCATCTCCAGACGTTCCGGTGGCAAAGTTAGCATTCGCATGAACCGCCGCATCAGTAGCCGCTGCATCACAATTGATCAAGAAAAGCTGATCAGGGTGAGCAGAGATATGAGCGATGGATTGGGTTCCGGACTTAACCGAAGCGGTACCGGGCCACTTATTCGTAAAAATGGGGGTACCATTCAGATCCGTATATTCACACCCAATGAACGCGCCAAGAAGGGGGACAGTTCCACCAGCCGCCGCACCAACGATATCAATGAGGCCGTTGGCTAGAGGAATAACAGGAGTACCTTGATAAATCACACTGGACGTACCGGCAGTTCCCGCAAGCTGGATCTTGAACTTTTGAATCCCGTTCGAGTTGACACCTTCACCAAGCATGTTATACGGACGAAGTCCAAACGCGGCATCGATATTAGCCATTTTTGGATCCTTCCTTTGTTGCTAGGTTTCAGATTCAGCGGAAGGTCGTCTTCCGCCAAAAGTCACACGAGATTGCCTATCAGTAGTGATAGGCATGCTAGGGTGTTCCTCTCGCATCAAGTCATTATCAACAGCTTCGATCTGCTGCCGAGTGCGCTCACGAAAGTGAGCGGAGCGTTCGTTTCTGGTCTCCAAAGGAAACCGAGCTAACAAGAGGCCACCCACCCCAATAACGCCAGAATGCTTACCATCCTGAACACTTGGGGATTCGAAGTCTGGGTATTCGTCGCTGCGAACGAGTTCGAAGCCTTCACGAATACGCCCGGAAATATTTTTCCTATCGTCATAACCCATGACACTTTCACGGATCCAACGATGAATATACCCTTCCGGGGGAGGCGGAGCATCCAAAGAGGATGGAGGGGTCCAAGGCTTGCGGCGAGAGTCAGATGCTCTCGATAACGATGCACGGGGTGTTTTATCGACCATTACTGGCTCCGTGTTTCTAGCAAAGAAACTTGTTTTGCGTAGTCTACTAGAGATACACCAAGTTTCTTGGCGATTGCAACCTGACTTGATGATAATTTCACAGATTTTTTCCCATTTTTCCGGGAAGAGGAGCTGGCTCGTCCCGTTGAAGCGACGTTAGAACGACGAGGGGCGCTCGCATTCTCTTCCGCTTCTGAAAATCTATGGGGGAAATTATCCCGCATTCGACGATCAATTTCAGTATAGTAATCGTCACTTTCAGGATCAAAACCCTGGTTCTGCACAAGGTCTTTATGAATGCTAAAAGCGGTGAGCGTCATCGGCTCGTCATCTCCAAACCACTCGTTTCTAGAACTCCAACTTTCAGCCTTCTTGCTAGGGGCAGCCTGTTGTGGGGCAGCCTGTTGCGACGCGGCCTGTCGTGGCGGATTGGGCACCGCAGCTTCTTGAGCCTCAATCTGCCGCTTGGCGTAACTCAGTCGTTCAGATTCTAGCTTGTTCTTTGCAACTTCACCTTGCAGTTCTACCTGCGCATCAACATCTCCTCGCTCGATAGCGTTCTTAAGCTTATCGTTTAGGGAACTCTCTGAGAGTTTGAGGCGGGTATCATACTCCGAAAGGTAGCCTTGGTCAGACTGCCGAGCCCTTTTTTCTGCACGATCGAAATTAGTCTTCAATCCTTGGGCGTAATCCAACGCAGCTTTCTCTCGCCGTTCGGCTTCTCGCATTCGACTCGTAAGCTTATTGATTCTCTTTTTGACCCCGTCAGAATACTCTTCTGCGGCGTCCTCATTAGACTCTGAAGCAGAATTCGTTCTAGAAGGAGAAACTTCAACTTCCTCTTCTTCTACGTCCTCTTCTACTTCAACATCCGTTTCTTCCTCAACGGGAAGATCGTGCATGTGCTTTGTTACAGACATGATTCACTCTCTCACATATGAACGATATCAGTGGGATCTGAAATCGTAGCAATGATCTCATCATCATTGAGGATACGCACCTCTCCACCTTCTATCTTAAACCTGGATCCAGCATATCGGCCGAAAATCACCCAGTCTTTTTCCTTACACCAAGGAATGCCCTCAAACTTGCTCTCATCCTTATAAGCCAGCGGACCTACTCGCAGCACATAACCACAAACAGTCGCTAACGCTTCACGCTCTATGGATTGAGTTGGGAGGTGTATCGAACCCAGCTTTTTAGCCCCTCTAAAGGGCAGCAACAGGATCCTCCAGCCGGTAGGCTGCGGTAATCGCGCTATCGTGCTGTCGGGGAGCTGCGTGGGGTCGAGAACTAGATTGTCTTCCTTAACATACGCGTCTTTAATCAGCTTCGGTCTCATCATCTATCCTTTTTAGCAGGTCTCTGAGATCCTGTTCGGTTGTTCCGATTTCTGAAAGGCTGGCCCTCAGCTCTCGAAACGCAGTGTAGTCTGCAACAACACCGTAGCTTATCGCGTCTTGTATCCCTTGGCGTCGTTCCTTTAATCTTTTTAACATACGCTCAAACAGAAAGAAACTGGGGTCATCTCGCATTTTTATCTATTCTCGCCCTTGCTTTAGACATTGCCCTGTTGCCGAACCAGAACGCTATGATGGCTGAAAAGATCGCTTGGGTCTCGCCATCCCAAACCATCAAGATCGCAGTCTCAAAATTTACGGCAGGATCTTGAACTGCTGTAAACAACAACGTACCCTTAACCGTCGCAAACAGTACGAAGAAAAGATAAGTAAGGACAGGGCGCACAGAACCCCGGAGACCGTTGACAAAAGCTCCAGAGTCGAGAGACTGATCGTGCTCGTAAAGCCCTTTTGTTTCGGTGATTTCCGCTTCTACATCTAACTCCTGGAGCTTTAATTCGCTCAACTGCGCTGCATACTGCGCTTTCGCCTGTAGCATATCCAACTGTTGCTGGTTTGCTTGGCGCTGCTTGAAGTAGCCTAAGATTTCGGGAACGATAGAAGTTCCGAATCCAAGCAAGGTACCCAGAAGGCTCAGCACGAGGAAAGCTCCTATGCTCATTTAGCAGGGATAAAAGGTGGCTAGTTATTTTTTAGACATCCAAGCAGTCATTCCCATGTACGCTCCAACAATACTAGCTAAAGCGATATACATCGTGCTCACAAGACCACCAAGGGCGACTAATCGCGTCTCAGAAATCAAGGGAGTGCAGAAAAAAGTAGTCAAGATGAGCATGAACACAAAAGAGCCCACCGCGATATGCTTCTGCGTTTTGAACTTGAGGTGTGTGTCGTGTGCTGATAGCTCTTCAGCGGTTACCACACCATCCTGGTCTAAATCAGCCATTAATGAACGCCTCTGAATTTAAACCCCTTCACCATCGCACCACGGCCACGGCTAGACTTTTCCGTTCCTTGGGGCGGGTAGTTAGAAACTTCTACCGGGCCACCATAGCTCACAGTCTGATTATCAGTAAAGCCTCGGACACCCGTGGCACGGCCAACAATCGTTTCTTTGTTCACTTCTACTTTTGGTGCACTAGCTTTGGGCATCTCACTCTCCTCTGGTTAAATTACTGTCCGAAAGCACCCTCGGTATCCGGGTTGCTCGTATCGTCATCCACGTCAAACCCTGAAAAATCGTCTTTATCTACGCTCTCGCCTACTTTGCCCGCGAGACCGGCGATTCCCGATACAACCCCCGGCACGCTGCCCATGGCAATAGATGCCGCAAGGCCAGCCACGTGCGCCGCCATAGACAAACCACGACTGAGAGGAC